TTATACAACCACTCATCTAGTGTGGCAGCTTCCCATATAGGGTAGAAGTGTAATCCGATAGCGTTAGAAGATGGAACGACAGCACCAGAAATGATGTTGTTTCCATATAAGAATGAACCAGCTACTGGCTCACGTATGCCGTCGATGTCCACAGGTGGAGCAGCGATAAAGGCAATGATAAAGCAAGTTGTTGCAGCAAGCAAACAAGGAATCATTAGGACTCCGAACCAACCAACATAGATGCGGTTGTTCGTACTTGTTACCCACTCACAAAACTCACTCCATCCAGTTAGGAGACCTTGGTCTCTCTTCTGAAGAGTTGTCATTTGTAATAGAACAGTTTGTGAACGGTAAGATGAAGACTAATTGTAACCCCGTTTAGTCTTGGTCAGGGGGAAGATGAATTCCTGTTAAGGAATGTGAAGTATTTATAATACCACGGTCAGGAATTCCTGTCAAGACTTCCGACCAGTTTATCATCTTGCACAAAGTAAACGTAGTCTAACATCGAATCATCCAGTGTCTGCAAGGCATCTTCCTTGGTATGAACCAATGCTTCACCTGCTAAATTAAAACTTGTATTCATCAACACAGGTACTCCAGTAGCATTATGAAACTCTCTCAACACCTCACACATAAAACCATCCGTAACTGTTTGCATCCTACAAGTACCATCAACGTGAATAATACCAGGACATTCATCCTTTGCTTTCTGTTTAGCTTCAAAGTTAACTGTCATTGAAGGAGAAGATTTAAGACCTAAGGTCTCAAAATACTCTTCAAAATACTCTTCTAAAATGATACCAGCAAACGGTCTATACCATTCTCTTTTCTTAATAAGGTTAACTCTATCTCTTGCATCCTCACCACGTGGATCAAACAGGATAGAACGGTGTCCTAGGGCACGTGGACCTGCTTCTGGTTGGCCATCATAGATAGCAACAGAACGTCTTGATGCAATAAGATCTGCAATATCTCTAGGAGTTGATGTCTTACCTACAGTTAATGGTTCCTGTTCTTCTAAAGAATGATAGAAAGTATCTTTCAACTCTAAAGGTTTCTCATCTTGTTTATTGAGTTTATACACAAACAATGCAGCACCTAAAGAATTACCAGTGTCATCAGCATTAGGTTCAAAAAAGAAATTAATATCTGGATTATTTTTAATGAGGTAAGCATTAGTAACTACATTTAAAGCATACCCACCTGTCAAAATAACATTCTTTACACCAGTTGTATTAACATATTTTTTAACTAAAAGATCTACTGCCTTCTGAGTTTCATTCTGAACGTGATAAGCATAATCAGCATAGGGTTTATAGTTTTGTTTAGTAACCGTATCCAACATCTTATTGAACTTTGTGTTACTAGTACTAACAACAAACCCTTCGTGTGCAAAGAACTGATCTATAGGTGTAGTACCAAAGAACAAAGGAGGTAGATTGGTTGGTTGTCCATAAGCAGCTAGACCCATTGTCTTACCATTCTCCAATGGACCTTCACCTATTAAAGTGGTAGCACTTTCATAAACCTTAGTGATACCATAACCACTTTTAATTTTAATATCTTCACAAGTATACTTCCCACGTAAATGCTGCACTAAACTTGAATAACCTTTAGAAATATGTTTAGGGGATCTAACAAAGGTAGCATTCTCCATCCAAAATGCTTTATGTAATGTCCTGAATCTAACAGGTTCCTTAAACAAGTATACACTTTCACACTCTCTACCAATATGTTTAACAGCACCTTCACCATCTCGACAAACTTCTATCTTCCCATCTTCAGGATCCCATATCTGTGATCCATCTCTATCAATAACAAATACTAAAGCAGTACCATCAAACTTGCTACTATTATATGCGTGTGTTGCGTGTGATAGATGATGTTCTGGGGTCATATCTATCCAATCATTAGTAGGATCTATATGAGGCAACCTCTTACATATAAAAGCCCTGATAACATCACTACAAGCTTGATTATGTGTAGGGGATTGCATTACAATCGCATCTATCTGTCCCTTTGCTGCTTCTATTCCTTTTTCGATAGCAAGGAAAGGTTGCTTGTCTCTTTTTCTTCTAGAATATCTTTCTTCTTTACCAAAGTATTCCAATTCCCCATCATTAATCACGCACACACTTGAATCGTGTGCAAGACTAAAACCTAGTATTCTATATCCCATAAAAAAAGGGGTCGGTATGACCCCTAGTATATCATATAAAAATATTTATGCCAACAGTCCTAATGAACCTGCCGTGATTCCTACACAAACAAAGAATCCAAACTCAAAGAGTTCTCTATATGGACTACGCAAGAAAGAATTGAGAGACATTAGTACTAAGGTAGACGGCTACAATAGTTACGAACAAAAATAATTGGGTCATTGGTAGGTAAAAATACTCTAATACTATATAGGTATTTTTACTCTGTGTCAAGCCCCAGATGGTACAGTAGCAGGTTGCATTTGCCGAACCCTTATACCTTTACCACCATCCTGATCATCGTCGTCATCATTAATTGCTCTTAAAATAAGTTCAACCAAGACTAAAGCAGCCATAGGATAAAAAACCCAGAGGACTGCTACTAGTGGTGAAATTGAATCTGATGCTGTGACTAGATCAGTCATAAATGTGTTCGTTACGAAATATTATTTATAAGATTTGTTAAGTTAAAAAGGAAACATAGTACCAAAGATAAAGTAGTTGATCGTAGCACAAACTAGACCAAACATTGCAGCACGACCATTAATACGCTCTGCATATCTCCAATACCTATGTTCCCAATCAACTTGCATTTAACTAAAGTATGTGAACTTAGTATAGAGAGCAATCGCAACCCAGAAGGCTACCATTGTAAACCTTCCGTTTGCTCTAAAAAAGATATCTGTATTCATTAGAAGATACCTGGAATGATTTGACCTGTTGTTGCATAAGCACCGAATGCGGCTACGAAACCGATCATTGCCATCCAACCGTTAAACTTTTCTGCTTCTGGAGTCATTGTCTTTCTTGGATTAAGGGGTAGAAATTAAAAAGAGACCTGTCAACATTAAAAAATGCCAGGTATAACTGCACCGAATAGGATGTAGTTATGGACTAGTGCGAAGATACCAATCATCGCTAGGCGACCATTGAGTTGTTCTGCGTGTGGTCCGTATCCTTGATAGTCTTCAACATACTGCATAGGTGGTTCAGCAGAAAACATATTCTGTTTACCATACTCAGTAGTTGTATACTTCTTGGCGACTGATGAAGTCATCGAGTGTATTGTTAAGAAACGTTACGCAATTATATATGAAAAGTTAAGAGGATTATAGGGTGGTATACCGTATAAAATCAATTAACATTCCTAATGACAATCATCAGTAAATTCAATGAGACTGTGGTGCTAATGGTTCTGCCTCCTCTTCATCCCAGATATCAGGGTATATCCTTTTGTCATCAGATTCATACGGAGGGGCTATCATTGCAGCATAATCTAGAATACTAGGTGCACCTGTTACAAATGCGTTACAGGTAGCAACAACGCCAAATGAAACAACGATACCAAGTACCCCTGCCTCACATAACTTGAAGATTTCTAACCTGTTCACTAGAGTTTTCTTTCGCTGTACATAATATAACACAAAAAAAGGGGTTCAGAGAACCCCCTGTGCCACTTTAATAATCGTCATCGTACTGTTGAGACTCCACCCACTCAGCATTGTTTCTACAGTATGCGTTAGCATCTATCTCCATACGCCAGTGAGTAAGAGTATGAAGTGTCTCTATCACAACCATCATACCAATTAATAATACAGGCCCTGCCCATAGTGGGTGCATCATTACTTCTCCTGCTTTTTTCATCTCTGGGTAAAATCAATACCTTCCATATGATCATACTCGTGTTGGAAGATGCGTGCAACAAATCCAGTTAACTTCTCCTTACAAGAGATCTTGGATTCATTTTCATATTTTACCACAACACTTACAGGTCTTGCAACAGTTATTTCTTTTCCTGGATACGATAGACACCCCTCTACCATCTCAGAAGTTTCGTGTGAGTACTTAAGTATCCTAGGGTTAAAGCAGGTTGTAGTGTCTAGGGATACTGTATCAGTCATCATTACAAATGCTCTTTCATTAATTCCTATCTGGTTAGCAGAAAGACCTACCCCATTATGATGAAACATATTCTCCATCAAAGTATAGGATAGACTCTGACGATCTAAATTATAACTACAGTTCTTTACCTTCTCGTGTAGCAGTTTAGATTCGGATGGTATCAATTTGTATATCATAAAAATATTTAGATAAAAAAAGACCCCTCAGTGAGGGGTCTTCGGGTGTTCCGATTGTAGAGACCGCACGAACGATGTCTCAATCTTATTTAGAAGGTGAACTTAGCACCAATCTTAGCACCCCAGTTACGGATTGTGTCACCGTCAGCATCTTCGCCAGCAGTAGCACCAGAGATCTCTGCATAAGCAGCAAGATCATCATTTAGAGGTACAGAAGCACCAACCTTACCAGAGATCTCAGTCTCTGTATCGTCAGCAGTTTCTGTGTGAACTAATGAAGGACCACCTTGTACATAGTAAGCAATCTTACCTTCAGCACCTACTGTACCTTCGTATCCGATATGTACATCTGTTGTTGCAGCAGCGTACTCGCCATCTGGATAAGAAAGGTTGCTTTCAACGTTCACATAAGGACCAGCAAAAGCGGCTCCAGCGAGAAGGAAAGGTGATGCAGCTACAGCTGCGATTGTTGATTTAATAGACATTTGTTTTAAAGTATCTCGCAAGAATTAAAAAATCCTGCGGATGGTAGCACCCCCGACTAGGGTACTGTTTGCATCAACGCAGGATTACGATCGTTCGAGTCCTTTGTATGAAGTTATTTATAATACATCAGTATTTCAAATATGTCAAGCCCTATCAAATAAGTACGGATCTCTACCCCCAAACACCAACTCTCCAGTGTCTGACTGACCTATGTCGTAAGCCTCAATATGATTCTCAGTGAGTCTAAAAAAACTCTCTACATTAGCATTCCTTATACGACAGTTAAGTCCTCCTGATCCATTCCAAGCAACACCATCAAATCTTACTAGCATATCACAGCATTCATTCCTCTTCTTATCCTGACTGAAGTTGAGAACAATAACCTCAGTGTCAGAAATATATTCTAGGAGATGGTACCGTTCACGGTATGGAGATGCTTCACCTTGATAATCATACCACTGTTTAATATGAAGCCACTCATCCTCCTCTGTCACAGAGACACAAGCGTGTGCCCATCTAGTAGGATTAGTCTGTGCCTGACGAAGGTTATCCCATCTGCCTAAGAACCACTCCTTCATATACCCATCTTTATCCTCATAGGACTTACAACTTCAACTTGAATAGGTCTACTAAGAATATCACCAAGTCTTTGATATGCTATAGCAGTCATTACTTGAGGTGCTATGAAAGCAATCATAGCAATCACCCAGAAGACATAATAGTAGTTCTCTTTGTTTTGGGTTCTCATTTGTAACAGAAAAGAAAATCGTTAACAAGACTATGTGATTTTTCCTGTCCGAACTTACCTTTCAGGTATCCAGCAACAGGATCTAGTTCAGTCATATATGTATCAAACTCTTTATACACTGTGGTGTCTTCACCATCAGGTGTTTCCCACTCAAGCAACTTCTTATACTCATCAAGATACTTCTGGAACATTGGAAGATGATCATTCACCTCATCAGCAGTACACTTAGCAATGTATATATTCTCAGAGAAATGATTACCCTTCTCAAAGAATCTATAATCCCCTTCATACACAGGTAGATCTGGTACAGACATCAAGTAATGTTCTACTGGATGCTGAAAGTCAAATACAATGATGACTCTCTTCTCATTAAATCCCATTAGATCCATACCAAAGCAAGGAAGGTTACCACACCATCCATTAGCACCTGTCTTAGGATATAATATGTTGTTGTATATACTTGACTTCTTATCCCAAATGTCCACCTCTCTGGACTTAAGGATGTATTCATTAGTATAAATCTTTGCTGTCAGATTCGTACCCTTCTCTTCCCAATCTGCCCAAGTATGTTGATACTCAAGGTCGGGTAATGTTTTCCAGAGTGCTTCTTTGTACTTGTCCCACATACTAAATCCTACCTTTTTGTTTATGAATATCTAGATGTTCCCTTGGTGGTCCTTCAGGAGGTTTAATTTTAATATTAAAACTTACAATAATTTTATCTTCGTCAGATTCACTTTGCACAGTTTCGTGTTCTAACCAGCCTGGAAATAACAATAACGTTCCAGTCTTAGGTTGGATCCTCATCCTTGCCGCAACTTGGAATATTAAATCATCACACCATAAATGGTTTGCTAAGTTACCTATAGGATTATAAAAACTAATACTACCAGCACCCTCTGGATGCCTAAGATAATAAACTCCACTAATCATAGAATTGTAATGACTATGACGAGGAATATATGCTCCCTTTTCATACACTGTCCACCAAGACTGTAAAGGAATAAAGTCTATATTAGGTACAAATTTTCTATATGAATCATATATGTTCTGCATTATATGCTTCATCAAAGGTCGATACCTTTGTTCTTCAAAAAGATTGAAGTCATAGTAGCAAGTTGTACCGTGCTCTCCTCTCTTAAAAGAAGCATTCGGTTTAGCATAACTAATCTTTGGATGATCGTCGTATATTAACTTGATCATATCATCAAAAGATGGAGGTGATGTAGCCACCTCCATAACAGAAAAAGCTTCACGAGAATGTTTTTGTATATTACTCGGAAGATTTTCCATTAATCTGCTTTTATATCTTCAGGAACAGTTACAACATCATCCGATGTAGTGAATGAAATGTCATCGTTGATCCCGAACCCTTGCGTTGGGTAATCTATATTCATTACACCATCAGCGTCAGCAAATGTAATAGTATCTTCAGTACCTAGTCCTAAAGATATTGCTTCTCCCATCTCAACACCAACTGGATAAGATGAATTGGTGTAGTAATCAGGAGATGTATCAAAAGTTATCGTATCATTGTGGGTGTGGGTGTCAGCAATCTTACGTAATCCTTTATAATGATCGTATAGATCATTTACAGTATTCAACGATTCATTCTCGTTGAGTGCGTGAATAAGTGCTTGCTTGGCAGACTCTGCTGAGTCTTTGTATACTTGACAAGTCATAGTGTCTCCTGGAGGTAACAGTACTTAAATCTTTTACGATTGTTTTCATCTAATAGAAACTCTTCGAGGCGAAACTCACCTCCTTCTGCTTCTACTTCTTCTCTTATCTTAATTATCCTACGTTGTGCGGCAACGCTAGGATTAACAATGTATGCCATTTATATATCACAGGGGTTTTGGAATTTGGTCACATCGGTAGCAATATATTTTGTACCGTCTGACCTTTTAATCAGAAAATCTTCACCACTCTCAATTTGAGTAGTGTATTTATCTGGATTACTTTTAAACTCTTCCTCAGTTAGTTCAATCATTTAATTAACCCATTAGATTGGCCCAGTCTTCATTAAACCTCCTCAACCCATCATCTGTCAAGATATGTTTATACATCTTATCAAAGATGGAAGGTGGCAATGTGCATATGTTAGCACCATACTCAAATGCTCTACCTACTTCCCTCACATTCCTGATAGAAGCAGCTAGTATATAAGTATCATACCAGACCTGTTTGTCATAGACATTAGCGATGTCCTTGATGAGGCATAGACCACCAAAGGAATTGTCATCTACTCTGCCTACGAACGGAGACACATATGTAGCACCTGCTTTAGCAGCAAGTATTGCCTGTGCCTGAGAAAATATCAAAGTAACATTAACTTTAAAACCCTCATCTCTAAGAGCCTTACAAGCCTTTAACCCTTCTCTAGTACAAGGTACTTTAACAGTAACATTCTTACCTAGATCAGTATATGGTCTAGACAATGCTACCATCTCGTCTGCTGTATCTGCTGTAACTTCAGCAGAGACAGAAGAATCCTCTGGAAAGAGATCAGAGATACGTCTGATGACTTCCAAAGGATCCTTGCCCTCTTTAAGCATTAAAGAAGGATTAGTTGTTACTCCATCGATTAATCCCGTGTCAAGATAGTCACGGATGACATCCACTGAGGATGTATCCAAAAAGATTTTCATATGAAGTGTTTACTGTACTAATATTATAACACCCTTGTCAACTATATGCTTGTGCTGCTAGCCACGTGGCCATACCTAAAGAAGTTCCCATCACGGTGAGGCGGCTCATCCACCACATAATTTCGTGCTTGTATTTTGTAATAGTAGTCATAGTAATAGGGTTACGATTGTTCGAGTCCTAATGGTGGGTATAATATATCCAATTGTCTCCTTTAATGGTGATAGGGTTTTCCTTTATTTCTGTAGAAGCGTCACGACTAACAGCGAAACAATCAAAGGCAGCACTTACTCGTACTCCATCTCCTTTATATTCACGTACAGCGTGAGGAACATTAGGTGGGAATAAAGTTAACTCACCATAGACATTAGGTATATCTACCTGTTTACCATTCAAAATATATGTAGTAGCCGTTGATACCTCAGAACCCAAAAATATGTTTCCACATACTGACGTTTTATTTTCAAACCAATTGTCGGGAATCCCGAAATGCAAGTGAGGGAATATCTTGTAAGGTGCTCTAAGGACATTTCCCCAAGACTTTATTGCTATCCTTTCGTCTGGTTTTAAAGACAAAAAATCAGCCACTACTTCTTTTATAAGTGGATATCCTGAATAATGCCAAGTCTCTTCATCATTAACAAGATTATAATATGTCATCCTACCTGTCAGATGATCATCAGGATAGTTATGTGTAGGTTTACCACCCGAAGGATGAGCATCAGACAATCTGAATATACCTTTCTCAGCATCTAATAAAGCTTGCCGTAATTTATCAACGGTTTCTTTATCACCTTGATACTTTAAGATTCCATATTCTTGCCAACTAGTATCACTTGGTTTCAAAGTTAATCCTCCTGATTTTTCTTTGCCTACGGTTCTCTTGAAACTGCTTGTCCTCATTAGAAAGGACACCATTATCACTAGAACTATACTTATCTTGCGACACCACTTCAATTAATGAAAGGTCTTCACCAGTAAAAGTATTACCAGTAATAGATGTCATATTAGAACATCCACAACATTTAGTTTCTATTGTATAGCTAGTCAGTTCTTTTCCGCAAGCCAAACACTTTATTGTTATCATTTGAATAAAAAATTAAACGGACATTTCTTTTCTTCTACATCATCTTTTATGAAACCCCAAGATTTCTTTGGTAACCAAGTCTTTAACGCTTGAGATACTCTGAATAATTGTCGTACCTTATGCGGTGGTTTGATGTCACGTGATCTCTCTAATTTATATACATTATCTTTGCCACCACGGAACCTAATCATATACAAAGGTGCTCCACGTACCACATTAATCTCAGTCTTGTAACAAGCATAAGCACCATTAATAGCACGATACCATCTACCCAAGGGAAAATCGCAACCGATCAATTCCATACCAGTATTATGATGCATATCAGGATAAGGTATAACTTCGATCCAAAGATTCTTATTAGGTTTCTTCGGCCAACACATCAAACTCTCATTCCACTGTATAACCAAGACACCTCGAAACTGATCTCCTACCTTAGGAAGGTTAGCTAACCCACCCTGTTGTACAAAAACAAAGTCCTGTGCATTTTTAATATCGAAACTAGTATCAAATACTTCACCAGTAGTTTTATCCCATCTGAATGTGATATCTTTTTGATTGAATACTACATAAGTATTTTCCCAATAATGCCTCCAAGAAGGATCATTATAATACTTATAATCTTTATGTTCCTCCTTAGCATACTCTATGTATGGAACAGGTTCTATATAATACCCAGGTAATGTAAGCGGATGTAATAGATCAGACTGATCTTCACCTTTTATAGAAGCTTTCTGATTAGCCTCAGCAGTCTGATGTACAGGATGATATAGTATAGTAGTCATTATGTGTCCCTCCTAAACAAATTCCAAGCAGCATCTTTTACCCAATAATCTAGACTATTGTGTTGATGAAATTTTACCCGTAGCCATTCAGGTGGATCTATGTCTTTCCAACGTTGTAAACTATAATTAGCACCACCTTTAAATCTAATGACATATAAAGGATCTCCACGTTTAAGAGAAATGGTAGTTGCGTGTGCTTTAAATCTAGGTGCTATTTGTTTATGCCACCTACTAAGTGGAAACTCTGAACTAAGATACTCAAGTCCAGTCTGATGAAATAATCTTGTGTAAGGTATCATCTCAATCCATATGTTCTTTTCTTTATTGGGTAACCATATAAGCAACTGTTGAGGTAATCCAAAAACTAACCCATCATTTTCAATCTGTTCAGGTCTAATATAATCTGTCTTAGGTTCACCAAATGACTTCTTAGTTATTTTACCTAACGTTTTATCCCATTCAAATTTAAAATCAATTTGATTAAAAACTACCCAAGAATTATTCCAATAATTTTTCCACGCAGGACAATCCCAGTAAATATGTTCTTCGTGCAATTTCTTATCATATTCCAATACACGTTGAGGAGGTATATAAACAACATCTTGATGTAAGGGATGCTCCCAAACAGACTGCGAACCTTCAAAGTAAGGAGAATAATATAACTTCATATCATTTTCAGATCAGGATCAGTAATCAATTCATACTTAAGTGCGTAGGAGAATCTTATGGTATTTCTAAATGGTTGTGCTCTATGAGTTAAAGAACCATCAAACATTATAGCTCTATTACATAACGGTAAACTACCGTGCACAAAACCATCATCCATAAACTCTGTCCATCCTCCTTCCTCAAGATTATATTCTAACTGAGGATAGTATAGCACAGTATAAGCATCTATTCCTTTAATGTTAGGATCTATATCTTCGTGCCAACAAGGTTGCTCATAAGGCATAAAGCAATTTATATACATCCTCACAAGTTCAAACCCACTCAATGATATAAACTTCTCTCTACACACCTCATCAAATTTACGATAGATAGGCTCACTTTTATCAGGATTAATAGTTAGTCCAGTAGGACGGGTAGGATCCTTATCAAACTCACCCCATCTAGCACCACCTCTATTCCTCGCATAATCAAATGCTTTCTGATGTAATCTAGGTTCTAGAAAATCATCCTCAATGAATACATCAAGTGTCACTTCTTCTTTTTAGGAGGTGGTAATGGTTTCTGTTTGTTGTTCCAAAGTTTTGGATTTGCTATTCCACCTGCTTGTTTAAACCCTACGAAATTTTTCTTATACTTGTCGTAGTAATGATCAAAAAGATCTGCTGCTTTATCAGCGATAGCAATGTCATAAGTAATCTTGTTGTCTATCTTATACTCAACAAGATAGGCTGTATAAGGGAGTTTCTTATTGTCTCCAGCAGCCTTGTCACATTTTTCAGCAATAATTTTCACTGTCATTCTTCGTGAGTGTGCTTTAACTTTCCAGACATCTCATATGCCTCCTTATTTCCACCGTGACCGTGTGCTATACCTAACTCGTGCATCTTAGCGTGCTCATCAATAGGATCTCTTAATTCTTTCTTACCTCCTCCTACTGTAAGATATAATCCCCATCCAACTAAACCAAAAAGAACTAGACCAAAGAATAAAATAAATCCTTGATCAGGAGTAAGATTCAAATGCTGAATCATAGGTTGTTTCTCCCACGTACCAGGTAAATTATACACTGAAGGAGTTGATAGAAAAATCATATGTCGTTTGTAGAAATGGTCATTACATCAGATATTATCTCTGGATTATCTATCCATTCACGAAATTCATCATACAAATCTATACAAGCCTCGTGCTGTCCTTCAAGAACTAGTTCGTTTAACCGTTGTATAACCCACTTATCTATTTCTTCACGTTGAGTCTTTAGATCCATAGTCCTTACGGTAATAGCGTCCTAGTATGTTGCTATTATAGTACGCAGGTGTACCATCTGTCAAGGATTCTGTTAAAACATCATTGGCGAAGAGTTGCCTGGTCTCTTCAAAGTTTGTCTTGCCTCCAGTGGAGTGTAAGGAGAGGATGGTCCTTTTAAAAGAATTTCGTCCACAATTACTAATATCTCTGTTAAGCTCTGGACAACTTCCGTAGTACTTTTTCCAGTTACTCTCACTTGTAACCCGTCTACCGCCACCTCTAGGCTTTCTTTTCTGCCAGAAATACTTTCTTCCGATGTATTTCCTGCCCGATTGGACATTAGTAATGACGTAGACAAAACCGAAGAAGTCGCCAATATCAGCAGAAGTGAAAGCTGCACCTTGGTAGTACCAGGGATTTTCATAATCGCTCTCACTATTCGATTCCATTTCATAATAATTAAATCACTGTGTTATTTATTCTTGTGGGTAAACCCTTGATCAGGATACCCGTATGTCTTATTCTCAAGTTGAGTTTTTAAAAACAAGACCTCTTGTTTAAGAGTTTGTACCTCGTTTTCTAAAATGTCTATATGTTCTTGGTATACAATAATCATATCTTGAAGTCTAAGGTTCTGTTGTTCAAGTTCCCAATCCATCAATCCCACCAGGGGTCTGGTATTTCTTGATTGACTGTTCCCATTCCTTCAGACTGCTTTGACAATCTGGTGGTTCGGGATCCTTGATTCCCTTTTTCCTTTTCCAATCGTTGTACATAGCTCCCATCATCCAACTTTGAGATAGGGACTTCGGTCCATTTTCTAAAAGTTCTGTCTGGTACTTGCTGTGCATTTTCATTCCCAGGTACTCCTTTCGCCAATCTTCGGACTGTTCTTGTCCTGTATCTTGGGTCATAATTTAAAACCTGAGAAAGTATCTTTCTTAAC